GACATGTTATCGGCACGTTCTTTAGATGCCGATATGATCATTATTTTCTTTTCAGGGTTATTAAAAAGCGTCCACAATACGAAGGCTCCTGTAATCCATGATTTGCCAACTCCACGGAAAGCTTGTATTTGAAGACGCTTAGGTCCATGCTGAATATAGTCAGCGATTGCGAATTGGGCACGAGTAGGTTGAGGTAGGTCTAATTGACTCCATAGAGCCTGCAGAAACAGCTTAAAATCGTCTTTTAAGAGGGCTATTTTATTCATTGGGTCACTCCATACCTAAAGCTTCCCAGAAACCGACAGGGAGTCTCAGAGAGTCCTCTCCGTGTACATATAGGAGTTGCCATACACCATCATCACGGAGGATGATTTGTCGTCCTATTGAATATGTACCATCTGTTTTGACATAGGGTGAACGGAGGGATTTAATGTCTACGGCGACTGACTTAAAGTTTTCTTTGTTGTATACAAATAAATCGACAGGACCTGAAGCCGCCACATTGCGGAAGACCTCAAGTCCATGTGATAGAAAGTATTGACAAGCAAACAATTCACCAGCCGCACCAGTATGTGCGGTTGAGTTCATAATATGAATATACCTTAGTGGATAGAGAGATTAATTACGATACATTTTGTCCCTAATCTGCTCCATTTCGCCAAACTTATCAATTTTCATAAGTCGTTGACCAATGATTTTTAAAGCTTTAGCCTCTTCTTTTGAAGGCTTAACATTGTCAGTAATATACTGCCTAAAAATGGTCATAAGTTCATCCGAAGACTTAGCATTCTCTACTAAGTTACGCATAGCTGTAGATTGCAACTGTCTTTTATCAGTGATACGGCTGCCATGTAAAACACTATGTGGCAAGTCTTCCATGTTTAACATGTTAGACAACCTACCACCGAGAGCAGCATCCATGTCTTCTGCCATAATAAACATAGCCAACACATCATCATCGTCTCCTAGTTCAATCATCCGCTCTACAAATTGATAAGACTCTTGTTTAGAAAACAAATGGTGTTGCTGTTGCCACTTAACATTACCTCGTGATGTCAGAGGTGTAACCTCGCTTTGCTCTTTAAATTTATCAAATCTCTTTGCGTCTCCATAAGCTTCGGGGTTTAAATCAGGATTACGAGACTGTCCGGTAGAAACCGTATTATGCATCTCATCTTTGTATCTGACAACATTTTTAGATTTTCTATCAACGGCTGCCTGCAATCTTTCTTTAATGTTAGCTCTTCTTTGGTAATAATCTCTTGTTTGAGCTATCCATTCTGGAGACCAAGCAGATCCCTGCTTAATACCGCTAGGGATATTTGCTTTATTCTTTAAAGTTAGTGCATAGGCTGGTGGCGCGTCTAACCTTTTAGCCGCATAAGTTAGAGAGACTGTCCCACCTTTGTGGATAAGTTTTCCGGCTACCTTTCCAGTACCTGCAGTAAGAACTTCACCAGTAATAATTGGTGAGATATTAGTTATTCTGGATACTTCTTCATTAATCGCTGATGCAGTATTGATCCCATTTTCAATGGTGTCCTGTACAGGATCAGGTAGTGATTGATAGGTTTCAACAGCCTTATTAGCGACATCCTTAGCTGTATCTTTAATAGGTTCTGGTAGTTGACTAAATCCATTAGCAACTGCACCGTTAATACTGGAGCCAACTCTTGAAAGAGCGATATGTCCAGCTCTAAATTCAGAACCGTTTTTTAGTTTGTTATGAGAACCGTTTGATTGCCAACCATAGTTCTCACCACTCCAATACACACGTTTTCCGTCAACTATGGCTTCAGTACCAATTGGTCTATTTTGATCACTATTGGGATCAGCATTGTTGAGCATTCGCTCATGTAATTTGTCAGAGAAGTCGCTAAATAGCTTTACCGCTCCTCCAACCATTTCCGTAACCATACGCTAGTGTATAGATTGATTAGTAATTAACTACTAGAACAGTTTGTAGTCCCTAGAACGCATCCCAGAACCTCTACGGTTCTTGCGAGGTTTCTGAGTTTTTGATGGTTTCTTCTTGTCATACTTACCACCCTTTGCACCGGCAAAGAAACGTTCAGAAGCACGTTGTTTGTTGTCGAACTTTCCGCCCTCTGCACCAGCAAAGAAAGAGCCAGTTTTCTTCTTCGGCTTAGCCGCTGGTTTCTTAGCTACTGGTTTTTTAGCTACAGGTTTCTTAGCTACAGGCTTTTTCTTTTTCATTGTTTCACCGTAGGCAGCAGCATTAGCTACTGGTCCTACATTTTTGCCACCTTTGAGAGTCTTACGTGCTGCAACAGCTGCACGGTGTTCTTTGAGAGTCTTGTAGCGCTTGACGTAAAGCTTGTCTTTCTTTTGTTCAGCCATTGGTATGATTAAGAATAAGATGTTCTCTTAACGGGTTGTTGAAGCGAGTTATGAAGTCTCGCCAGTATTCAGTTCCTTTATCCTGATTACACTTAAAACAGGCACATACGCTGTTTGATGTGGTTGTCTCGCCACCCAAAGACCTAGGATGGACATGATCAATAGTGAGATCTGTAGTGTCATGTGTTCTTCCACAGTAGATACAAGTGTTGTCAAAATGTTCTTTAATAGCGCGCCTCCATAGGCGCTTGGCTTCTGGTGACGTCATTGCTATTAAATTGAATAGGTAGTTATCAGGATGTTGGAACAAAGGGGTCATTACTAACGCTTACACTTAAGTTTTCCACGATTTCTCGCTCGGTTTTTGGAAGCTTTTTCTAGACGGGTGCCGCCACCTTCACAGTGACTGACATCCTTACCGTCTCCTTTCTTTCCTACCTTGCGATTAATGCGGTTCAACTCAACGCGCTTATCAACCTCTTTCTTCTGGTATCTCTTTTGTTGTTTAAGCCTGCGCCTTCTAGCAGCAGGGTTCTTACGGTAATACTCAGCGGTACGACTTGCCATATAGCCTCTTCTGTACCATTTCAGGATCAATTTCCGGCATAATGTTTGCCAGCTTGTCTAGAGGGTTGCCATCGTATGCAACACCGCTGATGTCATTAGTTTTGAGCCAGTCACAAGCTGCTTTTAGATCCTGAGTAGAAGCCTCGCCAGACTTAATGCGAGCAAGGAACTCCTTAGTAACTAGATTATGCAACTCGTTAAACTGATCTTCTGTCGCCTTTTTCTTAACCATTTCTGAGTACGATTTGGTCTAATTTGTTTTCAATACGTACCATGTGATCTTCCATACGATCGACCATTGTTGCTAGGTCGCTCTTAGACACATAGTCTTGAGCAACACCCAGTTCAACACCGTCAATACGGCGATCTAAACCGCTGATGCGGTCGTGTACGTTATTGATTCGTTGGTGTAGACGATTGTTGAGCGCTGCTCCCGCTGCCACCGACGCTATTGTTATCGATACTATTGCTTCTAGCATTTGTTATTGAAACTATGGGTACGATGTCGTGGCAAAGGACCTCTACACGGCTACCAGGTCTAAATGTAAACCCGGTCTTCATTATCTCGGTACACTTGAGTGCACGAACAAGTTCGTAATCAAGACGCATCTTTTGTTCATGCTTACGGGCAATACTTTTGCATAACTCGACCATGCTTCCGTCTAACGGAATATTCACACTGATCTGCAAGCCGTAATTGTTATTACGGATATAGCCATCAGATTGATATGGAATAGAGTCGTTACCCATATAAAAGGGTGTCGCCTGTAAAGTAGCTCCGTTGCAATTACTGTTAGCAGCAAAATACTGACGGGAAGGTGCACCAGAGTTTTGAATATTGACATTCTGGTTAGTCACATTTCCCGTTGCAGCAGCTACAGGATTTGATGTGTTCTGTACCTTTGGATCTTCTTCAGCAAAAGCAGGTGTTACTGCGAGAAGATAGAGAGCGAGGTAGTAGTAGAGCTTTGTTCGATTGTTTCGGTGATGTCGGTTGTTTCTACAACTCCCGCTGATCGGGTTGTGATCTCTAGAGACCAAGGATCTCCAGCCGTTGTTACGGAATAAGTTGTACTGTCGCCAGCAATATCTGAGCTGGGTGTAACGTTTGAGCCACTCCATGACGAATAATCTCCACCAAAGGTTTCAGTTTCGATAGTTCGTTCAATATCGACAGTAGTAGTTGTGGTGGAATTCATACTACCCTGAGTAAAATTAGGTGTAACTGTTTGTGCAGCCGCAGGACTAGCCAACATCAGCAACAAAATAAGACGTTTCATTCTTCTTTCTTTTTAGGTTCAGGAGGTTTAGGATTCGTTTTATTATTAGATGTAGTTAGTCCAAAAGTTGCTAACGCACCAGTAAAAACACTGGCAACAAATGTAATATCACCACCGCTTTGTCCCTTTTTGATCATTGGTAGATCGACGTAGTTAAGAGTGATAATAAAACCACTCCATACGACAACACCAAGACGGACAAAGGTGCCAAGGATTTGAAGTTCATCCTCAGTGTTCTCCTTGACTTTATCTAGGAAGCTTTTTGTTCCTTCTTTTTTGTTATCTTGGTCCATGTAGTTTTAAGGATGGGTTTCATTACCATCACTAGATATTTGAACAAAGACGTTGCAGTTAGGGTGGCGGCAACAGAGATAGTGGCTGTTGTAGCTGCAGTTGTCATAATAGTAGTTGTAGGTAAAGGAACCTCAATATCCGTAAACGGTATTTGTACTATCTGAGCTTCGGGTGGTAATTCAATTTTAGGTTGAGGAGGAACAAATTTAGGTGCAGGTTTTGCAGATTCCTTCTCTTTAGCTTCGCCGCTCTTGATGCCAGGAGGTGGTCTAAGGTCGCTTGGAGGTATTACGAGCGGCTTGTAACTTGGTATCTCTGCCCTAGGTACTTCGAGTACCGGAGCAGGGAGTGTGGGAGCTTCTGGAAGAAGGAAGCTAGGCAAGACTGGCGGGTCTGCCCACTCCATCAGTCATCACCAAATAGACCGCGTTCGATGAAATCAACTGCTTGGTCATCTACGGTATTGTCACTCTTCTCAGCAAGTGCACGGAGAAGATCAACAATCATTCGTTTAACTTGCGTAGATTGAAGAAATGAAAAAAGAATGGGACGGATAAGAGTGATCATGATGAAAATTAGATTAGGTTATTTGGAAATAAAACCTTATTGAATCTCCTCGTACGAACAAATTGCATGGAGATCGCCGTCTGTGCTGGCGTTAATTGCGAGTGCATCTCCTTCCTCAAGGTAGATTTGCTTACCTTTCGTTAATACCGCCAACGTTTCATTAACAGCAACGGTAGCTCCCTTAGCGAGAAAATAAGCGAACGCACCTCGATTAATCCATACGCTGACGTCCGAAGAGCTGCTAGCATCAACATTGGCGATCGACAGGGAATTAATCTTTAGGACCTTATTGCTAGCGGCAGGGTTAGAAACCAAATCGGCCAAGGCTTGGCCAACGGTTAAAACAGCAGTTTTACCGGTAACAGAAGTTAGTCCGGCAATATTTGGAGCAGTCATAATAGTACTTATTAGCTAAAAATTAAAGTTATAGCGGTTGATCGTGCTCTAGAAAAACTAGAGTGATCTACCCAGGAAGTAACACCAGCACCATCCGTCTGCAAGAGCTGACCACTAGACCCATAAGTAGAAGGGATCCTGAATGTCAAATTACCAGTATTAAAGTCAGATGCAACAGGACCCTTTAAAGATGCGTAGTGTGGAGCATCATCATGGTCATCCTCATCATGCCTGCAATACAGACGAATTTCACCTTGATTATTAGAGGTCGCTTTAACTTTTAGAATACCCTTCAAAAAGTGACCATTTAGACTTAGATCTCCATCAAGGTTTGGTACTGTTTTATTAAGCGACTGTTCTTTAGTATCCTCAATAGCATATTGAAGCGCTTTGAAGTTATCGTTCAGATCCTGAGCCTTAATAGAATCACCTGCAGTGAAGTCTACAGGAAGTGGATTAATATCAGTACAACGGTAGATAATAAACTCTTGTTGATCGGCAATTGGCAATGGTGTGCCATCAAACCTAATTGATGTGTTATTACTACTAAATGACCAATCAGAAGTTTTATCAAGTGTTGTCCATACCCTTGTATCAGCATCATAGATGGCAACTTCAATATCAGTTAATTGATAATGATCAAAACCAATACTATAGTTAGTTGTTCCTGAAGCGTATGTATGGGTAGTTCTAGTGTAAGAGTTGTTGTTGCATAAAGCCATTGGTTATCATCTAGTAGGAATTAACATTTCTTCGAGCCTGTCATTTCGACGGTTTTGTTCTTGTTCAAACCGACGGTCAGACAGTGCACCACCAGATAGTCTGTCTATTTCAGAGATAGCTGCTTCCTTAGCAAGATTCAGTTCTCTATCAAGCATCAAGTGGATACTTGCATAGTCTTGAAGACGTGGAGGTTGTTCTCCATTCTTGACAGCATTCTGATAAGCTTCTCTAAATTTTTTACCATCTACAGTTTGCATGATCTTTTGTACAGCCTTTTTAAAGCTGCCACTTTGACCCATGAGCCTATAGACATCGGCTTGTTCACTAAGAGTAAGCTTCAAGCCTTGTCCATCAGTAAGCATTGACGGACGATGGTCATATTCGATGTCCATCAAGAATTGCTTTTCAGGACTAATCTTTCCGTTTACTTTCCACGGACTGTAGGTGTTATATACACGTGCAATAAAGTTACCAGGCTCATTGATCTTGTCACCATCAATCCAGTCATACTGCTCAGGCAAAGCACCTTTGAAAGGCGTTCTGTTAGCCATCATTGCAAAGAGGTTTTCTTCGACAACACGTAGCTCAGGACTGATTAGACGTGTAAGTTCAGCAAGCTGGCTAGAACCACGCAATACAGTAGAAGGCAAGAAAGAGGATGCCCATCGGTTAATAGCCGCAGGGTTACCGGACAACATGTCATACAAAGGTTCAATACCTGCAAGCATTGACTTATCAGTCACAGAAGCACTAAGGATGAAACCCATAGCAGATAAGTTCTGCGTAATACTTCCTTCGTCAAGCCTGTCGAAGTTATCCATGATGTCAGCAGTTAAAGCAAGCCAATCACCAAAAGGACCAAGGTTGTCGTAGCTCACCCAGTTACCACCAGGTGCTTTGATTGACCTAGGTTTCCAATCAGCATCACGACGCAGACGTTGTTTCTGTCTGTCGTAGTGACCATTACCTGTAATACGGTCATTCATAAAGAGGCCAGCAGCACTCATGGTTGCAAGTGCACCAATAGCTTTACGACCTTTTAGTTCAGCTCTGATAGCACTGTAGTTTTGCTCAGCAAATTCATCCATGGCAATACCACGAGATGAGAGAAGCTCTTCGACCTTATTGATAGGCATCTGCTCAAATGGCAGGCTAAATGCATTCAGCTGATTTACAAACAAACCAACAGGATTATGCGTACCAAACAGTTGCAACATGTTCACTGGTGTTTTGTTAAACAGCAGAAATGGACGTAGTCCAGGAACGCGATTCAAAAACGAAGAGATACCATCAGTAAATTTACTGTCAAGGTTCATAGCAATCTCACCAGATGCTTGCTTGACAGCTTTATCTGTGATGATCACACGGCCTTTACTATCTTTACCCCACATCTCTTTATATGCAGCTTCCATAGCACCCTGAATATCATCAGGTTTGACAGAACCTACATTGATTGCATCAAATGCACGACCTCTAGCTTCTGCAACACCAACAACAGTCTGTGTGAAACCGTCAGTGGCCTGCATCAAACGAGTACCAAAACGAAGCCAGGGATGATCAGCAAGAGCTTGGATCTCTTCAACCTGTGCCATCAATACTTGCGGGCCATACTCTCCCTTCTGGGCCTTAGCATCTGCATAGGCATTCAGGATTTCGATCTGCTGTTCGTTCTTACGAATCAGCATGTCTCGACCAGCAACACCAGCATAGGTAGGATCTTTTGCAGAGCGAGACATGGTCTCACCGAAATACTTCATACCCCTCTGCATAGCCTCTGTGAAGGCTGAGTATTGATATAGACCTCTTCGTAAGGTGTAACCGTCACCGTGCATCAGAGCACCGGCAAACGTAGCTACAGGACGTTCTATAAGCAGAGCACCAGCTGACACTACAGCCTTAATGGGTGTAGCAAATGCTGACAACGTAGAGTTGTATACATTGGACCAGAACCCTTGCATGATTACTGAAGGAATATCTGGCTGTCCATCAACAAGTGCTTTCTTAATTACACCGGTTGATTGACGGAAGTAGTTATTGAGTGCATCGATAGTGCCTACCCTGCCATCTGTATGCTCGTATGCGAGAAGCAAGGGGTCTAACATCTCAGGTCTTGTCTCTTTGATTTCACGTAGAACATCAGCAGTTGCCTTAGCATCAGCTTGTATACGAGTCAAAGCATCAGCAGCTTGCTGATCAAGTTGTGCAGCCGTAGGTGCAGTAGCTCCAGGCTTCATATTCAACATACTAAGAGCACGACCCTTGCTATAAGCATCCTTACCGTTCTGAATCATCAGAAACTCAAGGCGGTCAATAATTTGCTCTTCAGACCTCACAGTTGTAGCTGTGCCTTCTGCAAACCTAGAACCTTGTGCCATGTCAGAGACCTGACCAGCAAGTGAACCACGTACCAGTGCAGAGGCTTTTAGCTCCTGCATAGATTCTTTGATTGCAAAACGTACACCCTTGGCTGCAACCTCATTAAGAGTGTTACCTGCTTTGTCGGGCCTGTTCGCATCCAAAAGACGACGCATGTCGTCAATATCCATCTGATTTAGATTGGCTGCAAAGCGAAGACCTTCGTCCTGTACTTCTTTAGCTGTAATCGTTCTACCCTTGACTCGATAACCAAGCTCATCAGCCTCAACTAGAGTTTCACGTAGTCCTTTGATAACAGCTTCGTATTCCTCCGCACCTTCAAGTGCAAACTTCATAGCAGGTTCAGTCATCACACTGCCAAGGCGACCGTAAACAGTGTCGATGTTCTTGGCAATACGGACCTGGTCAATAGATGCACCAACAATACCCATATCGTCAGCAGACCTGATACCCATCTCTTCGTAGCCATACATGTCATGCAGACCAAAGATGGGTTCATCTAAGTTCTGTGACTTAGAAAAGTTGTAACCTCCAACATTATCAAGGTCTTCCGTTCGCTTAGCAACTCCTTTTTCAACAACAGCTTCAGGTGTATCGGTAGCTTCGGGTGCATTATTCTTAAGCCAGTTCTTTGCTTTTTCAGATTCAGGGATCCAGCGCGTAGCTGAATCAGAACCTGCCAAGCCTTTAGCAAGCTTTACAGCACCACCAATAACATCAGTTAAGAAACCAAGACCAATACCTTCGTAGACGTTCTTGGCTCGTTTCTGATCAGGACTATCACTATCCAGTGTTGCTAGGTCATCAGGGACCCAGCCATAAGTCTTAGGAAAGTTCTGCTTCAGTGTACCGAGTACGTTGTCATCTGTTTGATTGGTTTCAGCTACAAAGTCAACACCAGCACCAATACCAGCACTAGCAGAGGTTGTACCTAACCACTTAACAAAAGGATCAGCAAGGATCTTAGCTTTAGATGCTTTACCTGCAGCGCTGAGTGCACCGACACCAGTCGTTGTAAGCGCAACAGTTGGAATAACAACACTAGAGATGTCTCTAACAGCGGTAGCTACTTCGTCCTGATATTTAGGAAGTTTGGGTAAATTAACACCAGGGATGTTATTGATTAGAGATACACCCCAATCAATGACACCAGTGGCTACTGCTTCACCAGGAGCAACAGGACCTTTACCAGCGAGGATGTCCTCTACTGGCATAGGCTTGTTCTCCTCCTTAGGTTCAGGAGCCAGATCTGCCTTAGCAGGCTCAGGCTTCGTCTCCTCTTGAGTTTCATTCTTCAATGCATCTGCATCAGCTACACGTTGTGCATCTGCAGCTTGCATTTCTTTCAATTCATCTTCATCAATCCCATCCGGCGTACCGTTAAAGATGTCATTAATAGGATCGCTCATAATATAGAAGGTCTAATAAGTGAAGGGTCACGAAGAGCTTGCTTTCCATAACCATACTTACCAGCGTTACGCATAACCTTTCCATAGTATTCTTGGTTTTCCGTACTACCCGGAATAGGACCGCCATACCTTTGGATGTTACCCATACCACCGTTGTAAGCAAAAATAGCAAGGCGTACATCGCCTTTAAAATAATCAATAAGATAACGAAGATATTTGGCGCCACCATCAATAGCTGACGCAGGGTCAAACACATTAACTCCAAACTCAGCAGCAGTAGGATCCATAAACTGTGTCAACCCTTTAGCTCCAGACCTGCTAATAGCATTAGGATTCCAGTTAGACTCAGTTTCAATAAGACCAGCAAGGATAGATGGATCAATACCATGCTTCTTAGCTGCATCAGCAACTAATTTCCCATAGCCTTTAGGAACAACTTCAGGTGTATATGCCTGTAATCCCATCAAGCCACGAGTAGACCGTTCTGGTGTTTTAAATTTATTAATTAGATTCTGCTGTGTAGGAGTAAGTTTATTAACAGCCTCCAAAGCAGGACTAGGAGGTAATGCGTCCATTCCGTTTGCTTTTAGTTGTGCATTTAGTACCGTCAAAGGATCGACACCAAGTTTGTTGGCGATATAGTCAATCTGCGGGTCTGTATTCCAGCCTTCGCTACCAAAGCCTTTAACCATTCCTTGTAGTTGATCAGAACTAAACAAGGTATTAGGCATGTTCAGAACCTGGTTGCCATAGGACTTCAGGTGAGTATCAATGAACCTGATCCTGTAGTCCATCTGTTCATTAGCATTTTTCGCACCGAAGTTGAAAGATGACGAATATGCATTGGCAGATACAGGGACTTGTTCAAACGAGGTAAGTACCTCATTGAGAGCTGCATTTACAGGATCGGGATTACCTGCTACCGCATACTGAGTAACAAGACGTTGAAACTTCTGTTGCTGCCTTGCAATCATCAAACCAACAGTTGGATGTCGTCTACTATCTCTAGTGACACCAGCCTTAAACTCAACAGCATCTTTAATAGCATCGAGTTGTACTTTCATACCACCGTTATCAGCAAGTAACTTGTCAGTTGTTTGCGCTGTACTTCGGTATTTAAGCTGCAACTGGGGGTCAAAGTTCTTAAGGCGTGCTGTCGTTAGAAGGTTGTTAGCCATGAGGTTTTCAATTTCTTCCTCTTGCTTTTCCCTTGTTTTGGCATCAACAGTTGATTGCTTCAGTGCTGATAGCTCGCGACTTTCCATTCCATACCTATCCCTTAGTGTATCAATGGCGTCATCGATTTGGTCATCAGAAAAACCATCAGTATCCGAAGAGTCAAGGAAAGCATTTACAAGTTCTTGTTCAGCTTGTTCAAACTCCTGACGACGATCAGTTTCTGAGTTATTCCAATCTGTACGACGCTGTGCAGCAGCTTGTCTACGAATCTTACCGAAACGAGCACTATACAGTTCACCGTAGGTACGGCCTTTAGCGTCACCAGGAATAAGTTGGTTTTCCATAGCAACAATGTCAGACTCAGAAAAGTCACCTGCTGCTACGGCATCAGTAACAGAGCTTTCAAATAAACTCCAAGCACCCGAAAATCCAAGAGGCATTCCATCTTTGCCTACCGTACTTCTAGTAGCACTAAGAAATGATGATACATCTTTAGTAGCTGATAGGGTTGCTTTAGCCTCTGATTGACGTTCAAATGAATCATCCTGTGCAAACTGCTTTTGCCACTTACGCATAGAGGTGGCATCAGCTCTCTGTAACTGAGGATACACACTAGACGCTAGGAACTTTGGATCAAGTCCGGTGAGACCGGCTTCCTTATAGAACTTCTTTCTGACCTCTACCAAAGCTGCAGAATATTCAGCAGAGCTATTAAATTGTTGATTAGCAAGTTCTTGATCAACGAAAGTTGGATAACCAGTGGCAGCTGCTAATGCAAATCCACGTCGTCTACCAACTTCCTTCCATGTAGTTGCTCTACCTATATTTGCGGAGGCCTCATAATTATCAGGATTATTGTCCTGTACAGAAGCTTCCACATCACTAGCTATCGCATCTTGTTCCTTAGCGGAAGCAATGCCTTGGTCATAACTAGAAGTATTTAGACCACCTTCCAAATGCTGGCGATAGCCTTCCTCTATACCTTCAGCTAGATCGTCTTCGTTCTGTTGTTTTTGATTCTCGACAAGAGAATCTACAAGTGTCTTACTAAACTGTGTAAGAGCAGCTATATCTTGATCTCTGAGCTTTGCATTTGCAACACGCTGTTCATTGTTACGACGCACCTGAGCAAGATACTGTTCATCGCCTCTACGTTGTCTAGCCAGCTCCCTATCAATAGCAGGTATCAAATCAGGTTGACGGACAGGCTGATATTGAACACCATTACCGTATATTTGAAAGTTGTCTTGTTCCATAATTAAGCCGTGTAACCAATTCGTTGTGTTTCTGGGACAAGCTCGTTGTAAGTCCCAATACCACTAAGAGCAGCACTACCAAGACCAGCAGCAAGACTTAGACCTGAAGGTCCAGGTGTCATTACAGGCGGCGGCGGAGCAGCATCAGGCATAGGTTGGACAGCAACATTTTCGTATGCCCTATTGTTATCAGAGATCTGTTGACGACGAATAGCGCCGACTGTGTTACGGAAAGCATTACCAGCGCCAGTCAAGGACTCAGCAGCAATAGCTTGATTACGACCAAACTGACTAACAATCTGATTATCAAGACGTTGAGCTGATCTACCGGTCCTACCAGCAGCTGCCATTTGATCAGAACCTTGTACCAATTTAACGAGACTTGCTTGTTGTTTAAATCCAGCCTGCTTATAAATATTATTTAACTTCTGCTGTTGACCAGCAAATGCACGATTAGTAGCAGAAGCATTCTCAGTTAAAGTTTTTCCATACTGAACAAGTTGTCTGTTATAACGAAACCGTTCACGATCCCAGTTATTCTGTCTAACTTGTAATTGATGTTTGTAGTTACTTTTAGCAGCAGCGTTTTGTGCATCAGCCTGAGCTTGAGCAGACTGGTGTTGTCCTATTGCTCCTACTGCTGATACTCCGGCCGATACCGCAGCTAATGGTGAACACATTTGTCGAATCTTATAAAGGGTAAGTTGTTAGGACCATGCTTCACTTCTTCGTGTAGCGTGAACCCTAAAAATTTAAGTAATTTGATGTGGATGGTATTCCTCTTGTCAACAATATTCCACAGGTAAGGCTCAGGACGTCTATCAATAAAACGTTTAGCCTCTCTTGCAAAGTGATGTGGAAAGTCCTCAATAGCTGGTGTTGTAAGCATCCATATCTTTGACTTTTCCTGAATACCTGCCAGTCCGGCAATCCTGCCGTCGGGCATGTTGAATGATACGCAGAAGCCTTCTGTAGAGGCGAGAGGGATGTGGATGGTCGGAATTATCCCGTGACCCTCTACACACTCTCTACGGTCATCCTCGCGTAACTGAGAGGCCACTTGATAAGCAGCCTCCAAAGTACATGGTTGAATTTCAATGTGTTTAGACACGTTGATAGTATCGTGAGTTGTAATCTCCCTCCCAGCGCATAGAACGTAGGATTAGAGGATGTTCAAAATCAGATTCCAGCGTGATAGTTAAATCAGTATTTCTTGTATAAACAGGAAGTGTTCTCTCTACTTCAGAAACCACTGGAGAGGCATCAGCATCATATGCATCCATATATTTGGATTCATACAGGACAGTATAGTCGTCCATTCCAGACCTTGAAATCTTGAATTTATAGGAACCAATATCTGCAAAGTTCCAGTTAGTTCGATGAACAACAAGAGAAGCTGTAGTATCAGCTCTAAATGCCTGCTGCTCAGCCTTTAAGACGTTAATAGTAGGAAAGTCTAATCTAGTCTTATACGGATAAGTCGTAGCGTTAGGATCATCAGACTTCCAAAGATCTGCAAAAGGACCTTCAGTTGGACTTGATTCTAACTTAAGACGTACATACCTAACCTTGTCAGGCGTTTCTGGGTCGGATATAGGCTCGTTAATGATGGCATAGTAATAACCATCAATGATGAAATGATTAACAAGATCGCACCTGCGTTCAGTAGTGACTTCTTCACCATCAACAGTTTCAGTGACCAAAACCCTAGGTAGCGTCCATCTAAACCAAGCAGATTGAACAGTATTCTGATTACCTTCCTTGAAGTATCTATATCCAAAGATCCTATTTGAACCCTTCTTACCAAGGAAAACAACTCCTGTTTCTTTTGACTCAGCAATCTTATCAAGGTCTCTGAAAATAGATTTACTGACAATCTTGCTTCGTTCAATAACATCTACAGGACCCTCTGAGAAAACATTGGTCAGCTCAAAGAGATTACTATGAGTCGTTGATAGGCCCATAAATCCAATGTTAGTTCCAAGTGAGAATGGTCTCGATGCAGTGTCAAATTCAAACCGACTTACCTCAGCAATCTTTGCTGTAGAAGGACTAAGGATGTCATTGGCAGTGCTAAGTACAAACTGTTGGTATTTACTAAATAGAACCATACCATTGTTGATAACAATGCCTTCCTTAAGTACAGAGGTAAAGTTAGTTGAAACACTAAGATCAATAGGATCTGCAGGAGAAACAGCTATTGCAGTTGTTGGAAAGAAATTGAACAGGTCACCTGCTCTAGACATAACAACATTTTCTTCACTAAGGAAGACTAGTCTGTTTCTATAGAAAAGAACATTAGATATAGGATTACCAGCGAAACTAGGATTTAAACTGTCATTACCACATGTTCTCTTAGGCCAACGTAATCCAGATACAATAAATCCAGCCTTCGGCTCAGGAGTACTAGTATTATCAACAGCGTAAAGAATTATGTGCGGCATAGTTGATGTGTTGAGTCTAACCTCACCACCAGGCTCAGCTACTTCTTCCCAATAACCAGCAGAAGATTCCTCAGTTTTTGTGACACCAGACGTTACTGTTGTTTTTACCAATCTCCCATGATTAGTCTTAAACTTGACCCAGTAATCATCCTGATCGGAAAAAGTATTTGCAACTTTGGCTACAAAACCACCTCTACATTGAAGAGGTAGTTCCGACACATTACTGACAACTGGATACGGATGATCTTCTTGCTCCTCAGTTGCACTAATAACATTCATCAAATCCGGTGACGGTGTCACAACCGTAAAGGGATTAGGGTGCCTGATATACAAACCATTGCCTATAACAATGATATTTGAATCTAAGAATGGTGTATTAGGACTACCTGAAGTAGTAGCAAGCATATTGGTCCGTAAGTCTTCAAGAAGATCTCGAATATCTCCAGGTGTATTACCGGAAAGGGAGCCACTTGCCGTTGAGGAAAGGGTTGTCTTACCTACATATGTATTAGGCTCTACAACTTTCTGAACATCTGTAATTTCAATTTGGTAATAGGGATCAGTATTACCTCCCTGATTATCAGGTCTTTTTGTTGCACTGAATTGTGGAGAAGCTCCAACATGATGATAAATTCTGATTCTGTCACCCTTCTTCCAACCTTCACCACCTTCTAACAATCGTATGTGGTGTGTATATCTACACTCATATGCTGTTCCCTTTTTAACGAGCCGTTGAGAGCCTCTGGTTTCAATTTCGATTTTTAATCCAGTAGGATTATTGTTATTAGTAGAATTGGGGGCGAGGTAGGTATGATCAACAGTCAATTGACCATTTACAATTAGAGGGCAATCACCAGTTTTATTGGCTGCGATTTTAAATTTATCAGTATCGTCTAAATTGAGTCCAGTAACAGTAGTGTAATTAATACCAGAAGGGTTTAAAGAGGAATTGATCTCCTCAAAACCTAACTTATATTCTCTATCGTAAACCAACTGCCTTACATCAATAAAAGCCTCATATGGTGCAGCAGCATCATTATCCCTGGCAGAATTCATTGATGTGAACTCCTCAGGATTAGTAACAACAATTAAGTCATTAATCGCTACTGAACGCAGAAGATCATCTTCACCATGCGCAAGGTACTCGGCAGACTCACACTCATTGTAGTCATCAAAGTCTGCACCGAATTCAACAATATCTTTGACATCCTTTGGAGTGAGTGCTTTGTCTGTATAAACTACTTTTAGAATGTTTCCGTCGATGTCATAAGCTCTAACCTCACCGGATTTATTAATATTAAACAGAAAGTTCTGTTGAACTCCAGATGTAGCTTCTTGACGAACATAAGGAAACCAAGTTCCCTCTTGATCGACACGTACATCTTCACCGCAGCCTTTTTGTAAAGTACGAAGCTGTTCAAAACCAGGTCGTCGATATAGACCATGAACAAGATCAGGGTAAGCATTCTGACAATCCCTTAACTGACCTGGTTTTTTAAGTTCGTCCGGCTGGTCAGAAATACCACCAGTTGAGTAGTTAGGAATAATCTGAGAGATGCTTGTCATCGTGCAAGGGTCCTATAAGGTTGATAGCTTCGATATGATGTGCCGTCTGGTGTACCAAAAATTGTATGGTCACCTTGATTACATTCGTACTCCATACATGCAGCACGAGCTTGTGCTTCTTGTGTAGCTAATAGTTGTACCAATTGGGGGTTGGTAACCAGTTGTGTAGCAGCACGACCACTAGCACGTAGAGTGATATAACGCTTAAATACAGAAGGAAGTTCTTCATAATCCCACTTCCAAGTAATATCAAATGAGAGTTCTACTTGTGGGTCAAAATAATCTGTGTGGTTTGCCTTGTCATAAAGCTTCCCACCTCTCAGTACAACATCCGTAGTCCGATAAGCAGCGTTATCGTGCAAATCCATACGGAGAGCATTTGCTGGTACAACAATTTGTCCGTTTGCATCAGGTTTCAAAGGGTAATGTTGTTCGGTATTAAAAACCCATCCTTCATTCTGGACATCAGTACAAACCTCATTAAGAATTTGATGAATGAATGCAATTTCAGGGTTTACATATGTCAGCTCACCATCAGTGTTGTTATAGATGCGACTGATGGGTGCCTGACCAATAGCTCCCAGTATTGAGTTGACGCTGGAGAGTTCGGTCTCAGTTTTCAAGCTTGTATACATTGATTATCGTTCTCAATAAGGGAATAAAAAAAAGGAGCCTCCGAAGAGACTCCCTTGTGAATTAACAATGAATCACTGAGCAACCAGTTCAATTGCAGCAGCAGGGTTCAGAGTGCCAGCACCCATGGCAAGACGTCCAACGATGACATCGCCTTGGTACATGGTCTTGACATCAGATCCAGTGGTCTGGACTTGGGGTCCGATACCTTCGACAACAGCAGCGGCATCACGCATATAGATGAGGCCAGCGTGGTTGGTGAAGTCACCAGTGTAGTTGTTGTTTTCACCAGGAACAGCACTAGGATGGTTTTCACCGATAGGCAGGTTGTTGGACTTCTTGATGGAGATACCAGCGATCTCATAGAGACCATCGCCAGAGTTCATAGAACCTTGGCTATTACCGTAGTCACGGTTGAGGATGTTGGTATCAACAGAAGAGATCAGAGCGTAGTACTGACGAGGAGACAGCACAGCAAAGCGACCTTCAGAAGGAACGTTCTTCTCGTCGAGAAGAGCAGCAGCTTCAAAGAAGCCGTCCACTAGTGCCTGAGCATCGTTAGTGTTAGGCACACCGCCAGTTGTTCCAAGGTTAATCTGAGCACCACCAGGCTCGCCAGTCACAGGACTGGAAGTTTCACGAGCAGACTTAGCGATCATACGGAAGATCTTCTTGTCATAAGCTTCAGCAAGAGCATGACCGATCTTTGCAGAGATCTCGGAACGCAGGCTGTAGTGAGCCAGGGTCTCGTCAAGGTCATACAGGAAGGCACTGGACACCAGAAGGTCATCCATGATGATGGTCTTCTCAGCCACCGGAGGATCACCGGAGCCAAGGATCGGAGTACCAGGAGTGTGGTAAGCCGCATCCATACGTCCAGTAAAGATGAACTGCAGGGACTTGCCGTTACGCAGGGTACGGTTCTGCACAGTACCTTTAGCGATACATGCAGACTCGTAAGCCTTGATCATCTCGCCACTAAACAGTTTGAGGTAAGTGGCGTACTTGCCCGTAGTAGAGCCGTCGTTATAGCCTGTGCTCAAGCCAATACTGGAAGGGTTCTGGTTAATAGAACCAATAGGAGTAATTACAGAATCAGACATTATTAAAGTTAAAGTAAAAAGTTATCGATTTTCTTGCTAGCAAAATTTTTGGGTTGAAAATGTTAAGGTCTTTTCATTACCGTGCACGGTAGAGTTATCGCCTTAGCGGCTCTACCAATAGCGATGCAGGGACTTGCACCCTGCTGTTGGCTATTATCCAATCGCTGGAGCAGTCAAAGCCACAGGTGTGGTTTCAGCTGCTGCAAGATCTAGCGGGAAGTTATGTGCATTACGTTCATGCATTACTTCCATACCGAGACCAGCTCGGTTGAGAATATCTGCCCAAGTGTTCACAACATGACCTTCACTCGTATTAATGGATTGATTGAAGTTGAATCCATTGAGGTTGAATGCCATGGTGCTGACGCCGAGGGAGGTAAACCAGATACCAAGGACGGGCCAAGCTGCAAGGAAGAAATGCAGTGACCTAGAATTGTTAAAAGAGGCATATTGAAAAATCAATCGTCCGAAGTAACCGTGGGCAGCCACGATGTTGTAGGTCTCTTCCTCTTGACCAAATTTGTATCCATTGTTGTGGGATTCTTGCTCGGTAGTTTCCCTAATAAGCGAGGATGTGACGAGACTTCCGTGCATAGCTGAGAAGAGAGCGCCACCAAATACACCAGCGACACCAAGCATATGGAATGGGTGCATGAGGATGTTGTGCTCCGCTTGGAAGACGAGCATATAGTTAAAGGTTCCACTGATACCTAACGGCATACCATCAGAAAAAGATCCTTGTCCAAATGGATAGACAAGAAACACTGCAGTAGCTGCAGCAACTGGAGCTGAGTAAGCAACAAAGATCCAGGGACGCATCCCTAGTCGATAGCTAAGTTCCCACTCTCGTCCCATGTAAGAAAAGACGCCAATGAGGAAGTGGAAAAC